TGGATACTGCCGTGTCTATACTTGGTAAGGGAAAAACATGAGATACGCAATCATCAAAGATGGCAAGGTGGCAAACATTGCGGTTGCCGATCCTGAATATGCACAGTCTCAAGGTTGGGTTGAATGCTCTTCCGGTGTTGACATTGGATGGGTGTTTGATGGCAACACACCACTACCACCTCCTCCTGATACTGAAGGTGAAGCAGCAAAAGTAAGGGCGCAACGCGATCAGTTGCTTATTGCTTCAGACATCAATGTATTGCCTGATCGATGGAATTCGATGACCGTTGAACAGCAGCAGGCGTGGTCGACTTATCGCCAAGCCTTGCGCGACATCACCGCACAAGCCGGGTTTCCTTGGGACGTTCAGTGGCCCACTCAGCCGGAGTGAGCATGGAACTTCGAGTACCTATTGAACTTGCTAACCAGATCATTGGTTACTTGGCCACCAAGCCTTACCAAGAGGTCTTCCAACTCATTGACGGCCTGAAAGAGGCCGCCAAGCCCCCGCAACCACCCAAGGAGCAGGAAAATGGCTGAGAAGTGGATCCAGAAGGCGATATCTAAGCCTGGGGCCTTGCGAGAGGCTTTGGGCGTCAAGGAAGGGAAGAAGATCCCGGCCAAGAAGTTGTCTGTGAAGGAGTCTGACTCTCCCTTGATGAAGAAGCGCAAGACCTTGGCTAAGACTTTGAGAGGTTTCGACTGATCATGAGCGCGGAGATCGATCCAGTCCGCTATGGAGTCCTGTGGCAGAAAGTCCAGGACTACGAGCGTCGCTTCGATGACATGAGCAAGAAGATGGACAAGATGGAACACCAACTGGATCAGTTGGTCGGCCTCGCCAATCAAGGCAAGGGCGGCTTCTGGGCCGGGATGGTGTTCGTCTCCGCGGTCTCTACAGTTGTGGGATATGTTTCCCACTTCTTTCACAAGAGCGCATGATGGACGCCCAGGAACTGGCCATCTTCAAGGCTCAGGCCAAGGCGGAACTTAACCGCCTTGAGGCCGAGAGTACAGCCAAGGAAGTTGCCGGGAAGGCCATCGGCAAGCATGGTCTTGCCTATATCACGGCCATCGTGGTGATCGGGGTCGGTGCTTCTATCGTCCTTGAGAACGAGAAGATCGCCGCGGTGATGGGTCTCCTGGGCGCTGCCCTCACAGCCTTGATCTCCATGCTCAACGGCATCGCCGGAGCCAATCCGAAGCAGGAGAAGCCCGAGTTTGAGGTGATCAAGCACCTGATCGACAAGTTGGACCGCCTGGACAAGCCTGAGCAGCCCATGAAGGTGACTGTTCAGGGCGACAAGGTCACGGTCAGCAAGGGCGACGACACCGTAACGGCGTCAAGGGAGTAGTCATGGCGTGGTCAGACGTACTCAAGGCAGTCATCCCTATCGTGGTGGCTGCGCTTGCTTGGCTTCTAGGTCAAGTGGCATCCTTCTCTGAGCGTCTGACCAAGATTGAGGGACAGATGCCCGCCCTGATCACCAAGGAAGGCGTTCCCACCGACAGCCCGATTAGCGCAGAACGCAGGGCGATCCTGAAAGAGCAACTGATGACGCACATCAACGATCTTCAGGTCAAGGTCAGGCTGCTTGAGGAACGCGAGCGTATTGCCAAGGGGAACAAGTAATGTTGGAACTACTTAGCGGCGGCATCTTCGGCTCCCTCCTGGGGGGCATTTTTCGTCTTGCGCCAGAGGTTCTGAAGTTCTTCGACAAGAAGAATGAGCGTCAGCATGAACTTCTGATGTTCCAACGCCAGTGCGACCTAGAACAGATCCGGGGTCAGCAGAAACTGGCCGAGATCGGCGCTGCAAGAGATGCGGCGATTGATGTAGGCGTGATGGATGCCTTCAACGCAGCCATCAATCAGCAGGCCGAGATGGCCAAGGCTGCAGGCGGTTGGGCCGCTTCCCTGTCGGCTTCCGTGCGACCCGTGGTGACCTACTGGGTGATCTTGCTGTGGTCCTTCGTTCACTTGTGGTTTGCTTGGAACGCATGGCTCCAAGGCGCTGCGCCCCGTGAAGTGTTTGAGACCATGATGACCGCGGACTTCATGGCCTTGGTCTCAGGGACGATCAACTACTGGTTCCTCGATCGCACCCTCAAGCAGCGTGGGCTATGAAACTCGACATCGCAGAGGAACTCTGCCGTCGGTTTGAGGGTTTACACCGAGTTGGGTCGGATGGGCTGATCTACCCCTACGTCTGCCCTGCCGGGTTTCCAACGCAGGGCTACGGAACGGTTTTCCGGCCTGATGGGCGGAAGGTGACGATGGACGATCCTCCGATCACCCGCGAGACGGCCGAGCAATGGCTCAAGGTGGATCTGCTGAACACCTATGCCCCCGGCGTAGTCCGTCAGTGCCCGATCCTGCTGACTCTTGCCCTTCGGGAGAACGACTGGCCCAAGTTCAATGCGATCGTGGACTTTGCGTACAACTTGGGGGTTGGTCGCTTGCAGACCTCCACCCTAAAGCGCAAGATCAACGCCCAGGACTGGGATGGAGCAAAGGAGCAGTTGATGCTTTGGGTTCGGGGTGGCGGCCGGGTTCTTCCTGGCCTAGTTCGTCGTCGTGAGGCCGAGCGTGCCTTGATGGGGTAAATATGAGTTCTGCCGTCAAATCTGATCCTGCCAAGTGGAAGCGGATCGTCGCTTCGGTTAAAGCCTCCGACAAGGGCGGGAAACCGGGTCAATGGAGTGCCCGCAAGGCTCAACTGGCCACTCAGAGATACAAAGGCTCTGGAGGGGGTTACAAGGGGCCGAAAAGTGCCGATAATTCGCTCTCAAAGTGGACTAAAGAGGACTGGGGAACCAAGTCCGGGAAGCCCTCCACTCAAGGCCCTGAGGCGACTGGCGAAAGGTATCTGCCCAAGACTGCTCGGGAGAAACTATCCTCGGCGGAGTATGCGGCGACAACCCGAGCCAAGCGCGAAGGAACTAGGCAAGGCAAGCAGTTCGTTCCGCAACCCGAGTCAATCAAGAAGAAGGTGTGGTGATGGCAGTCACGATGACATATACCTCTCTGGTTGCGGACATTGAGTCCTACCTGGAGCGTACCGATCAGGCCACGATCGACAAGATTCCCACCTTCATCATGCTCGCCGAGCAGGTTATTGCCTCCCAGATCAAGTTTCTGGGCAACCTGACGGTTCAGCAAAGCACGATGGTGCAGAGCGCCAACATCATCGACAAACCTGCCCGGTGGCACAAAACGGTTTCGATGAATATCACGGTGGCGGGTAAGCGTTACCCGGTTCTGCTGCGTAAGTACGAATACCTACGGGAGTATTGGCCTGACCCGGCTCAGGAACTGATCCCGAAGTTCTACTGCGACTACGACTACACCCACTGGCTTGTCGCTCCGACGCCGGATGCGGCATACAACTTCGAGGTGCTGTACTACGAGCGGATTCAGCCTTTGGATGCCACGAACCAGACCAACTGGTTCACGATCTACGCTCCCCAGGCCCTCCTGTACGGCTCTCTTTTGCAGGCCATGCCGTTCCTGAAGAACGACGAGCGGATGCCGATGTGGCAGCAGCAGTACGACGCGATCATGCAGACGCTGATTGCTGAAGACAAGTTGCGCGTTGCCGATCGTCAGGCGGTGGCGGTTGACAGTTAAGGATTGACCATGAGTTACAACTCACCCTTCACCGGCAACGTCATTCAGCCGACGGACGTTTCCTTCCGGGCAGTCACGCTGTCTGCGAACACGCAGTTGCAGTGGCCAATCAACGGCAACGCTACAGACGATGTAGCAGCGCGGATCATGAACGTCACGGCCACCACGAGTGGCTTGGCTCTGTGGATGCCGCCTGCGAACCAGACCTCGGTCGGCAACGATGCTCTGATCCGCAACGTCGGGGCGAACTCGTTTACCGTCCGAACCTTCGGCGGCGTCAACACGATCATTACGATCGCCGCGGGTGAGACGAAGTACATCTACGTCACCTCAAACGCGACGGAAGCCGGAACCTGGGGCAACATCGCCTTCGGCACTGGGACTTCTGCTGCAGATGCTGCTTCCCTGGCAGGGAATGGCCTCCTGGCCATTGGTTCTACGCTGAACCAGAGTCATCCTGCGGTTTCTCTGATCGCTGCCTACACCTTCACGAGCGCAGATCGCGCCCAGACCTACGTCTGGACGGGTGGAGCAACGACAGCGACTCTCCCGAACGCCTCAACTCTGGGCAACAACTGGTTCCTGCTGTTCAAGAACAACGGCTCCGGAACGGTCACGATTGGCACCACGAGTTCCGAACTGTTCGATGGTGGCACTACCAAGGCTTTTGCCCCTGGAGAGTCTGCCTTTATCGTCTGCACCGGAACTGCGTTCGTCACGATCGGCTACGGTCAGAGTTCTGACTTCCAGTTCAACGTCCTGACAAAACCGGTCACGGGCGGTCCTTACACACTGACGGCCAACGAAGCCTCGAACACGATCCAGTTCTACACGGGAACCTTGGTATCGAACGTCACGGTCACTTACCCGCCTGTGGCGAACCTGTATGTGATCTCCAACCAGACGGTTGCCGGTGGTTTCACTCTGACAGTGACTACTGGGGCGATTGGCGCTGCAGATGCTGTGATACCTGCAGGCGGTCAGGCCACGGTGATCTGCGATGGAACGAACTTCTACAACGCCAACACGACTCAGGCGGGCGCTACGGCGCTTTCTCTGTCCAACGGCACTGCGGGATCTCCCAGTCTGAACTTTGCATCTGAGACCAACACCGGTGTGTATCGTCCTGGTGCAGGTCGATTCGGCATCTCGATTCTTGGCAACCTCGTGCTTGACACGACTGCATCAGGCGTGAGCGTGACAGGGTCTGGAAACTTCACCACCGGCATCTCCGGCGGAGCATTCTGAAGTGACGAAGAAGGTATTCGCCCTCGACACAAAACCCGGTATTCAGCGGGACGGAACTCTTTTTGACAAGGAGTTCTACGCTGACGGCCGGTGGGTGCGGTTTCAGCGCAAGCGCCCTCGCAAGATGGGCGGATACCGGGAGATCACTCCAGACCTGTCAGGCCCCTCTCGCGGGGTCTTTGTCGTTCCACGCGACAACTTCAACAACGTCTACAACGGCTACGCTGACGGTGTTCAGGTCGTTCCTGTCAACAACAACGGCATCGGATCTGGCATCTCTGATTTCCGGATTGGCGGGCCTATCTCCACCCTGGCCATCCTGGATGCGGGATCTGGGTACACGAACGGCACCTACACGAACCAAGCCCTGACCTACCCCGTTTCCGGCAGCGGAATGAGCGCCTACGCCACGATCGTGGTATCAGGTGGGGCGATTACCTCCGTCACCATTACGAGCGGCGGGATGCGGTTTGCGGTCGGGGATCAAATCACGGCCTCCATCCCTGGCGGAACTGGCTTTCTGCTGCAGGTCAACGCCATCACGAGCCCCTTTGTGGCCAGTGATGACAACCTGTGGCAGTTTGATACCTTTGTGGACTCTGCCAACTCGCAGAACAACCTGCTCCTGGCTCATCCATCTCAAGACCTGAACAACATCGACTCTCCGGTCGATACCTACCTGTTGGTGGGGCCGGTAGACGGGACGATCCTCTACGCCGCAGGTGTCTTTGCTCAACAGGCCGCGACAATCACTTCCGGCTCTCCAACGGTAACTCTTTCAGCGGCGAATCTGAACATCGCTGCAGGACAAGTTGTGACGGGGCCTGGAATCCCTGCCGGAACGAGGGTTCTATCCATCAGCACCACGACGCTGACTCTGACTCAGAACGCCTCAGCAAACGGCTCCAACGTCGATCTGATCTTCGACAACGAGGTCAAGGTCTCTGGTGGGGTTGTGACTCTTCACCCTTACGTCTTCGTGTACGGCAACGACGGACTGGTGCGGAACTGCGCTGCAGGAAACATCGACGACTGGGTTTCTGCGGAAGCCAACGAGGTCAACGTCGCCACCGGAAAGATCGTCCAAGGCTTGCCGGTTCGAGGCGGTTCCAACGCTCCCTCGGGCCTCTTCTGGTCTCTGGATTCCCTCATTCGGGTGTCCTATGCCCCGACGAACGTTGTTGTGGGTGGGACGACGATCACCCAATACTGGCGCTATGACATCATCACGAGCCAGTCTTCTCTTCTGTCTTCTCAGTCGATCATCGAGTACGACGGCATCTACTTCTGGTGCGGTGTGGATCGATTCCTTCTCTACAACGGTGTGGTGAAGGAAGTCCCCAACGACATGAACCAGAACTACTTCTTCGACAACCTGAACTACACCCAACGCCAGAAGGTCTGGGCCAGTAAGGTTCCGCGGTTCGGAGAGGTTTGGTGGTTCTACCCCCGCGGAGATAACAGCGAAGCCACGGACGCGATCGTCTACAACATCCGTGAGAACGCTTGGTACGACACCGGAGAGGCTCTTGGGGCCAGAAGGTCTGCCGGATACTTCTCTCAGGTGTTCAGGTTTCCGGTTGCAGCGGGATGGGACGCCAATCAAACCGGCACGCTCAATGCCCTGTCGATCACCAACGCAGGGACTGGCTACACCGACGGCACCTATTCCTACCAGACCCTTACCGGAGGCTCTGGAACGGGCGCCAAGGCCACTTTCGAGGTCAATAACGGGTCTATCACCAAGGTGACGATCGAAGACCCTGGATCGGGCTATACGGTCGGGAACACGCTCACGGCAACTTTCGGAAGCGGATCTAACCTTCAGGTCACGGTTGCCAAGATTGTTGGGCTGTTCTCCTTGTGGCAGCACGAGTTCGGCAAGGATGTTGTGAAAGGAACGACCGTCAATGCGATCGAGAGTTACTTCACCACTTCGGATCTTGGCGTCATTGCGGGCGGGCCTTCTCAGCCTTCTCCTGTGGGGGAAAACCGGTGGACTCGCCTCGAAAGGGTTGAGCCGGACTTCCTGCTTACTCAGACCATGGATCTGTATATCGTGGGACGTCCGTATCCGCAGCAGCCTGACAAGGTAAGCGGCCCCTACACGTTCGACGGCTCCACGAGCAAGATCGACATGAAGGAGCAGCGGCGCGTCTTGCAACTGAAGTTCGTCTCCGACATCGTTGGCGGGGACTATCAGACCGGCAAGATCATTGTCAATGCCGACTTCGGCGATGTCCGCGGGTACACGGTGTAATGTCTGTAGGTCTCATCTACGACCCCCGGTATCACACGTTCGAATCGTGGGCGGCGCTCATGGTGGAACTCTACGCCGCTCAGAGCCTGCAGATCCCCGATCCTTCTATAGACTGGAAATCCTGGGGTACTGGGCTGCTTGCGGTGGACATCTTCACCCGAGAAGGCGTTCCTAGCCCCTACAACTTCGATGACTGGCAAGAATGGGCGCAGGCGGTAGTCGGCGCTGTCAACCCGAGAAACTGACATGGCACTGCCCACCGAACAACAGGTCAATCAAAGCATGACAGTAGGGGCTTATCAGCCCCCTTTGACTTTGTCGCCGGACATCGCAACCAAGTCGCCGCTTGAGAAGGCTGCCTACTACAACACCCTTCTTGGGCAAGGCTATTCTGACGCGCAGATCCGTCAAGCAGCGGGGACTCAGACGGACACGGACTGGTCTGCCCTTCAAGGGCTTGCGTCCGGGCTTCAGCCGAAGACTCCTGCGCCTCCCTCTGCTTCAAGTGTGAATGCGCTCTCTGCGGCACCTGCTGCATCATCGTCTTTCAACGGCATGGTGCTGAATAATCTGTATCAGCAGATGCTAGGCCGTGCGCCAGACGAAAGCGGGTTCAACTTCTGGTTGAACGCCATGGAAAACCAAGGCTACACACCGACGATGGTTGCCTCGGAATTCATGCGTTCGCCGGAGTATCAATCTCGATTTGCCGCTCCCGCTTCTGCAGCCGATTCTACTGTTGCAACTGCGGCCACAAGCCAAGCGCCTGCTGCAAGTGGGGCGCTTTCCACTGTTGGGAATGCGGCAACGAGTTCCGTTGATTCGGCTGTTGGCACAGGTGCCGCTGCTGATCAAAACGCTATAGACACTGGGTTGACCTCAACTCAGGCGCCTGCGACTGGCTCACCGGAATGGTTCAAGAACTATATGTATGCCGGTGGTGCAAACGATGCGATTGCAACTCAGCGAGGTCTTGAGTATGCAGAACAGCAGGGATGGACTCCTGCTCAAACGGTTTCTGAATTTAATCGCGCACTTGGCACTCAGTTCAACATCAACGACTTCTATCGCGCAAGTGGCGATGATGCGCCGAACACCACGACGGTGTTTGGTGACTCCATCAGTTCCGTTCTTGGCTACCGCATGGACGGGAGCGAGGACACATCTCGTGGCAACTCTCTAGAAGGTGTTCTGTCCGACTACACGGGCGGTGTTGTAAACAATGTCGCAACCGGTGGGCAGACATCTCAAGACGCACTGACCGGCAACACAGGCTATGGTAGTTTTGAGAACTACATCACCACCAACCGGCCAGATCAGGTGATCCTCCGTTATGGCGCAGCAGACGCCATCAAACTGGGAAATGCCAATCAGTCCCTGAGCAACATCGAGCAGATGATCCAGATTGCCCAACGCAACGGATCAACGCCTGTTCTTGTCGGCGTCTCTCCGTTCTTCGGCGGCGCAGACTCGATTGGCGGAAATATTGCCGGTTACTTGACGAGAGAGAGCGCAACGGTCGCAGACCAGATCAACGCAGGAATTGAGCAACTTGCTCAGAAGTATGGGCTGCAGTTCGTCAATGTCCGCGATGTAAGCATTCCGGCAGGTTCTCTGCTTGACGGTGTTCATCAAAATGCCGAACTTGGTCGCCTGATGGCAGACCGAATCGGATCGGCACTGAGTCAAACAGGCACAGAAAGGCGCACGGTAACCGGAACCGGTACAACAATAGGTGAGACCGGCGCACTCGCACAAGCGGCTGCCCCCGCGCCTTCACCTGCTCCTGCTCCCTCTCCCGCTCCTGCACCTGCTCCCGCGCCTGCTGCGAGTACCCTAGAACAAGCAGCCGTTCCTGCTGCGGGCGGTTTGCCAACTGCCGCCCCTGCGGCAGCATCTGCTGTTCAGCAGGCCGCATCTGCTTCTCCTCAGGCGCTCTTCACGACCCTGCTTGGCGCCGATCCAAACATCGCCGACCAACTGCGTGCGAACTACAACCAAGCATTCAATCAGGGCGAAGGCTCAACCTTCAACGACCCCGGAATGCAGGTTGGTGAGTACACCTTGCGGTCGATGCCGATCTCGTATGACTTCGCAGGAGAGCGTCAGGGCGGTGGATTCCAAGCCACCAAGACTGCAACGAATGACCGCAACCTGCCGCTTGAGACGACCTACACCTACGATGACGGCGGTGCGATAACCGGTGCTGAGGTTCGCTACTTCACGGGTGGTGATAGTGGTGTGGTCATCCGTTTTGATGGCCAGGGTAACAAGATCGACGAAGAGGGCTTTGACTATTCGGAGTCTTGGAAAGGCGCTGTTGCTCCTCTAGTTTCGATGGCGGCCATGGCCTTTGCGGGCCCCATGGCCAAGAGTCTTGCCGCAACGATCGGCGGCGGCAGCGCGACGCTTGCTTCCAACATCGCTGCAAATGCGATCGTTCGTGGCGGTCTTGGGGCTGCCCAGGCAGGACTGATGGGCGGTGATGTACTGAAAGGTGCATTGACTGGTGCTGCTACTGGCGCCCTCGGAGCGGGTGGCGCAAGCCTTGCCAATACGGCCGCTGCAGAGACGCTTAATCTCACCGGAAGTCAGGTGGCTGCAGACGCCGTGCGCGGAGCGGTTCAAAGTGGCCTGAATGCTGTTCCTGGTGTTATCGCCTCAGGCGGAGATCTGAGCGACCTTGCTCGTGCAGGCTTGGTTGGAGGCATTACTTCTGGCACCGGAAGTGCAATCACCTCTGCCCTTGAGGGAACTGGGATCATTGGGGGACAAGTTTCCGCGGGACTTCGACTTGCTCAAGAGTTGAGTTCCGGGAAGCCAAACCTTTCTGCAATTGCTGATGCTGCGGCGGGACTTGTTAACAACCCCAACGCCACGGTTGCGGCTAAGGCGGTCGGTCTCTTGAACACCATTCAAAAGGCGGGCTCCAATCCTGCTGCCTGGATGGGCGTGATGGAAGCGGCGAGCCAGTTGTCTTCTGCTGTTGATCGAGCATCTTTGCCGAGCGTGATGTCTGACAAGGAGGCAAACGCATTCCTTACTGCTAAACGCGCAGGAGCAAGCGACGAAGAGGCTCTGGCCACCGCTCGTGCGGCTGTTGGCGGAGATGCCATCGATCGCGCTACTGCTCGTGCAAAAGGTCTCCCCATCACTCAGATGGCCATCCCTGAGATCGAGATCTTCGATGAGGAGTGGGGAGATCTGACTCAAGCGCAGAAGGATGCTGCCAATCGGATGACCCTGAACATCGGGGCAGATAAGGCTTCTACGCCACAAGAGGCGGCCGCTCTGGCTAGGTCTCAGGGCTATGGAATGTTCACCTTTGGTGGCAACCGGTACACCCTGGGCGCAAGTGCCGATCAGATCTTGGCGCAAGATCCCAACTATGTGCCTCCGGCCGCCACAACCGGCGCAGCCGCTACAACCGGAGCAACTGGTGCAGCCAAGGTCGTTCCGGGTTGGGGCCGCGAGGGTAACCTGATTCAGGGCTTCAACAACGCAACCGTTGGAACCACCAATCAAGCGCGTGCTGCTGAGATTCTTCGGGAAGTCTTCGGTGATGCGGTTGACTGGGTTGACCAGAACGCCATCAATGCTGCGGCTTCGTATGTCTACGCCAATCGGGAAGACCTGCTGAGGCAGGATCTTGCTCAAGGCAATGTGCTTGGCATCGGAACTCGCGGACCTACCGCTCAGGACATCACAAGCGTCCGTAAAGACTACGCCGTTGAAGGCGCACGGATTGCCGGTCCTGCTGAGGTTGAAGGCGCCGATATCGGTTACGACGCCAACGGTGTTCCGATTGCTGTGGTGAAGACTGCCGGAGCCACGGAAGGCAAGAGGATGACGAAGGAAGAGCGTGACCGCTACGACTTCGAGCAGGGCCTGGCAGTCGCCCGGAATCAAACCGATCCCTTTACTGGGCAGTCTTTGGCCATCAATCCGGTCACCGGTAAAGAGATGACCTTCGAGGACTACCAAGCAAGCGACACCTTGCGGGAGACGATCCGAGGTCTTGCCGCTCCCGTGATGAAGGGGGTTGGTGAACTCGGTCAACTTGCCGGATATGCAACCGGCAACGAGGCGCTGACTCAAGCGGCCGCTAACTTAGAGGCTCAGGGTCGCTCAATCACCCCAGAAGTCGTTCGACAGGGAACTGCAAACCTGATCAACGACATTGATAACGCCGAAGGCATCACCGGTAAGGGTGCTGCGATCGTCAGGGCAGTCATTGACCGTCCGTGGCAGACGCTTGCTGCCGTTGGTGATCTTGCCGGTACCGAACTGGTGCAGGAAATCCTGCCGTTCGGCGCATCCTTCGCTGCGGGACGGGCTGTATCTGGCGCGATGAAGGCCAAGTTTGGCGAGATGATCTCTCAGCGTGCCGGAACCATTGCAGGTGTGACGGCTAACGCAACTTCTGACGCTGTAGAGGCGGGATTGCAGTCTGCACAGCAGGTCTACAACGAACTGCGCGGACAGGGCTTCGGGCACGAAAGAGCCTCTGAGATGGCTCTGAAAGCAGGTATTGCATCTGCTGCAGTGGAGACGGTTGCCTCAGTCGTGGGCGAGGGCCCGCTGATGAACTCCCTGGTGAGGGGTGTTCCTGGTAGTGTCGTGAGAACGACGGCCAGAGAAGGTATTTCTGAGTTCCCGGCGGGTTACTTGCAAACGGCCATCGGTGATGTTGCGACCAATCGCCTTGGAACCTTCGATCCGAATGCTGCCCTGACTGGCGGATACCTTGAGACCCTGGCGGGCGGTCCTACTGCGGGTGTGATCCAAGCCGGTGGCAACTTGAACCTGGGTACAGAAGTCACCTCAGGAATAACCGCCGGAACCTCTACTGGAGGAGTGGATACCGGCGCGACCACTACCCCTGCAGCGACTGCCGGGACGACTGGCGTAACAGCCACTGGAGCGACTCAAGGTGCCGACACGACATCCATAGTCAATAACTATGTGACCACGGTTCTGCAGGGAGGAGATGCTTCTCAGGCTGCAAGCACTTCTGTTGGCAGCGTTATCAACAACGCCGTGACTTCTGGCGGTGATGTTTCTCAAGCGGCTTCTACGGCTGTTGGATCGATCATCAACTCTGCAGCCTCTACTGGTGCAAATGTCGCGTCTGTCACCTCCTCCTCGGTGTCTGGTGCGGTCTCCTCTGCCGTGACTTCTGGTGCGGATGTCGCGGCAGTTACTCAAGGCGCAGTCTCATCTGCGGTGACTTCTGCTGTCGGATCTGGGCTTGATGTCACATCTGCCGTGAACTCGGCAGTTGGTGGCGCCGTGACGAGCGCAGCGACTGCCGGAGGGAATGTTGCTGCGACTGTGACCAGTGCAGTTGGTTCTGCCGTGACATCTGCTGCGACATCTGGTGCTGATGTGACTGCAGCGGTGACAAGTGCGGTTGGTTCCGCCGTGACATCGGCAGTAACTTCCGGCTCTGATGTCGCGAGCGCAGTAACTTCAGCGGTTGGATCTGCTGTGACTTCTGCCGTCACAAGCGGCTCTGACGCTACAGCGGCCGTCACTAACGCCGTGTCTTCCTCTGTGTCGTCTGCAGTGACTTCTGCAGCCTCCACTGGAGCAGATGTCGCGTCGACCATCACATCTTCTGTCGGGGCGTCTGTAGGCTCTGCGGTGACCTCTGCAGTTAACTCTGGGGCTGAAGCAACTGCGGCGGTTTCGAGCGCAGTCACATCTTCCGTATCCTCTGCGGTCAACTCTGCCGTCAACACCGGCGCGGATGTAGGAACAGCCGTGACATCGGCTGTGTCTTCCTCCGTAACCTCTGCAGTGACTTCTGCGGTCAACTCGGGTGTTGATGCATCTACTGCAATCAACTCCTCGGTAACGAGCGCAGTCAACTCTGCGGTCACCTCTGCTGTTAACTCCGGTGCGGATGTGAGCACTGCAGTCACGAGCGCGGTCAACAGCGCCGTGAACTCTGCCGTGACATCCGCCGTTAACACGGGAACGAACGTCAGCACTGCGATTGACACGTCCGTGAACTCTGCCGTTTCTACTGCTGTGAATGCTGCGGTTAATACGGGAGCGGATGTCAATACCGCCGTCAACACCGCGGTCAACTCTGCTGTCACTTCTGCGGTTAACACAGCCACAAACACCGGCACGGATGTAAACACGGCCGTTACCGCCGCGGTGAATGCCGCAGTAAATGCGGCTGTCAACACCGGCGTCAGCACCTCTACTGCAGTAAATGCCGCTGTAAACGCGGCGGTGAGTGTTGGAATAGCAACATCTGTTGCTGTCGATCTTGTCAATCAAGCGTTGACTTCAGGGGGCGGCACGCCTCCCGGAACTCCGCCTGGAACCCCTCCTGGTGAGCCAACCGTCGCGTCTAGCGTCCAGACGACAACCGCTCCAACATCCACCACCAGAACAACGAGGCCAACCACTCCAAGCCTTCCGAGTGCTGCGTCGGCCGCTGCTTTGCCTGCCTTCTTCGGAGGCGGTCAGGAGATGGGGCGTCTTGCGCCCCAGATGCTCGAATCCCGAGTCACCCAAGGTTACGTTGATCCTCTTGCCCAGGTACGTCAGGCGCAAGAACAGTTTGAAAGAGATGCCATGATGCAGAACATCGATCCCCGACTGATGCAGATCCTGTCCGAGCGGATGGGCACCCCTCAAGGAGGCTTGGGTCAGGCAGCCAACGAGCAGCCGTACTACTCCTACGGCCAGGAGGACTCCATCGACGACATCATGGGCGGATCTCTGCCGGAAGCGGTGAACTACGCCAAGGGCGGGTACGTCGAGCCTCTGCAGGCCAAAGAGGGCGGAATGGCTCTACCCCTCCTGGCCAAGGCCGGTGGACTTCCAACCCACAAGGGTCGGGAGGACTTCAAGGGCGGGAAGCACGTCGCCGGCGAGGGAGATGGCCAGTCCGACGACATCCCTGCCTGGCTCGCTGACGGGGAGTTTGTCTTCCCGGCGGACGTGGTTTCTGCTCTGGGGAACGGTTCTACCAAGGCCGGAACCGACAAGTTGTACGAGATGATGCACGCCATCCGGAAGCGGGCTAGGTCAAAGGGGCCAAAAGATCTTCCGCCTGCCGCTTTGAAATCTCCGCTTGACTACTTAAAATCGAAGCGGTAAAGGAGCAATCATGGGACTTTTTGATCCGGGCACTCCGCCACTTATCGAGACCAGTCGCACCACGGCGACGACTGCTCCTCAATACCTTACCGACTACCTCACCGACCTTGCAACCCAAGGTCGTCAGCAGTTGGGCACTCCCGGCGCTGAGATGGTGGCCGGACCTTCTGCGCTACAGCAGCAGGCTTACCAGATGGCTCCTGGGGTGGCCACAGCCTACCAACCTGCGATGACTTCTGCCCTGACGGCAGGTCAGGCGGGAGCGGCTCCGATCACTCAGGGCGACATCTCTGCGTTCTTCAACCCGTACGAGCAGTCGGTCGTGGACGAGATGTCCCGCCAGAGCGCCCAGAACGTCCAACAGCAGTACCTGCCGCAGTTGCGGGCTGCCTTTGGGGGAACTGGTGCTTTCGGAAGCCGCCGGTACGCCGGAGCGATTGGCCAGTCCCTAGCGGATGTTCAGGCTGATCTCCTGGGGCAGCAGGCCAAGTTCCGCGCTGCGGGCTACCAAAGTGCTCTGGATGCGGCTCTGAAGCAAAAGGCCGGTCAGACCTCTGCCGCTTCTGCTTTGGGTGGAATTGGCTCCCAGGCCGGAACGGCTGCCACGGGCGGTCTGAAGGCTCTGGCAGATCTTGGAGCAACTCAGCAGGCGTATGAACAAGCCAAGATTGAGGCCCCGACCGTTCGTGCTCAGAACGTCGCCCAGATCCTGCGCGGCTACACCTACCCGACGACGGTCTCTGAAACGGCGAAACAACCTGCGCCTGCATACGGCCCATCTCCCCTGTCCCAGATTGCCGGTCTTGGCTCACTGATCGGATCGGGCTTCAATACCGACAAGGGTTGGGGCAACCGCCTGTTTGACTTTATCGGCAAGCAGTTCGGCGGGACCGGCCTTAGTTATGAGCCCGGTTCTGGGTATGGAACGGGATACACCTCTACCGGCGTAAACATCTACGACCCAAACAACTATCCGCCCATTGATCCTGATGTTGGGCCGTAAGGAAAAAAGATGGCAACCGCTCAACGGCCTCCTCTCTCGATGATTGCTGACACTCCTGAGGAGCAGGCCGCTCTTCAGAAGTTGATGGCAAGCCGAACGGCCCTGGAAAACGCCCTCAAGGCTCGGGAGAACCAGTTCTTCGATCCCGTTCTCCTGGCCATGGCTCAGGGCTTCCTGGCTCCCACAAAGACTGGATCTTTCGGCGAGTCCCTCGGGAACGTCGCAGCGATGGTCGGGCCTGCTCAGGCAGGAGAAGAGAAGCGGGCGATGGATATCGCTCAAATGCGGTCGGAATTGGCTGCTCAGGAACTGGGCATGGCGCAGGCTACACGAGGAGAGCGTCAGTTTCAGAGCCTGCTTGGCGGGCGCCCTGCTGCTGCTCCTGCTGCTCCTGGTGCTGCTCCCGCGACGGCGCCTGCGCCCGCCGTTGCCCCTGGCTCCCCTCAACAAGGATTCAGACCGATTACTCCGAGGGACATTGCGGGTCTGGCTGCAATGCCTGGAATGGAAGGTAAGGCGAAGATTCTGTCTGACATGGTCAAGGCAGAGCAGGACCGGTACGTCATTTCGATGCAGGGCATCGTCTTTGACCGGGCAACTCAGCAGTACCTGAATCTGCCGATTCCTGGCCAGAAGCAAGAGGAGTTCGCCACTCCTTATGGCACCTTCAAGATGACGCCTTACGAGTACGACCAGTACCGTCGGGCTGAAGAAGAAGGGAAAGGCCAGGATTGGATTGCCAACTTCCGCCGTCCTGGAGGAATGGCTCGTCCTGGCGCTGCGCCTGCTGACGTTGGTGCCGCGCCTGGGCGCAAGACCGTTTCTCAGTCTGAAGCCGAAAGCGCAGCACTGAAGACCGAGGCTGAAGCCACCGCCAAGTCCCGAGCCGATCAAACCGCTCAGGTTCGTACTGCAGGCAAGGCTGCTCTTGGGCTCATTCCCATCTATGACCGGATGGAGGTTCTCCTGAAGGCTCCTGGAATGGATCAGGTTTTGGGTGTTCTGGAGCGCGGTGATGTGATCTCCGCTCTCGGCAACCTTGCCGAAGAGGCCATCCGTGTCGGGACGTTCTCTGTTGGTGTTCCTGCGGTTCGCAAGATCATCGCTCAGACTGGTGCCCCGCAGGATGTGATCGACCGTGCTGCTGAGTTGGGTCAACTCCTGGCCATCACGCAGTTCGAACAGCGCAAGGGCCTGGGATCTGGAACCTCTGTGTCGAACTTCGAGCAGACCATGGTCAACGCCATGGGTCCGAACATGACCGACACGCTGCGGTCGTTTGGTCAGAAGTTGAACTTCCTGCGCGAGAAGGCCAAGTTTGAGAACGAACTGGCTGCTTCGTTGCGTAGGAGCAAGATGCAGTACGAGGACTTTGAAGACACTCCGGAGTTCGCCAAGTTGTTCGGCGAGTATCAGCGCCGGGTGACGAACATCGTATATCCGGGGCAGAAGCCGTTTAAGGTGGTGAGGTAATCATGGCCGAGAAAAAGTTCAAGGTCCAGACCCCTGACGGGAAGTTCATCACCGTCACGGCGCCAGAGAACGCCACAGATGCCGAGATCGAGGGTCTGGCTGCGGCTCAGTTCTACAAGACGCCCACTCGGGAGAAAGTTGATCTGACCCCAGATCCAAACACAATCCGTGTTCTTCAGGCCGAATATCAAAGAGAAGTTCAACGTATTTTGGAAGCCAGGGCGAAGGGCGATACTGAGACTTTGCGAAGGGCTGAGGCCGATCGAGCATCTATTGCCAGAGAACTGCAGCGCCTAGGCCCGAACCTTATTCCCGGCTCAGACACGATGCCAGAGCCCAAGCCTGCCGCCCCTTCCCCGGCGCAATCTTTGGCCACTCAGGCTAGGCAGATGGCTCAGAACGTCGATCCCACCAGGGCGATGATTGACCTTGCTGCTGCCGCAGGCGGTGCAGGCGGTGCTCAGATGATGCAGAACCTGACGGCCAATGTGCAAGGCGGTCCGGCGACTACCCGCACGGGAACTCCCGTGGAGAAGTGGGCAGGAGCCATGGGCTATGGGAATCGCGGAGGAAGAACCTTCTCCGAGGCCCATCAAATGGAGCAGGGCCTTCGCAAGGGCGCCAAGATCGGCGGGGTTCAGCCTGAGTTCCGCTTCGCCAAGCCCCCAACAGTTGAGCCGCCGCCTCTGCAGCGGATTGGTCAGCCCATGATGAATATGCCCAAGACCATGGGCGCCATGGGTGGCCTGAGTGCTGCCGAGTCTGGAATGGAAGTCATGAAGCGGGTGCAGCAGGGCGACCCGATCGGTGCTGCTGTGGCCGGTGCGGGGGCTCTTGGTGGTACTGCTGCCATGATCCCCACAATCCCGACCCGTTTGGGCGGTACGGCCCTGAGCATTGGCTCCCCCCTGACCCTGTACCTACTGGACAAGATGCGTTCCCGAGGGGTTTCCGAAGAAGAAGCCCAACGCGCACTGACCAATGTAGATCCTATGGGCAGCCCGATGCCCTAACAGAGTGTCTCTCCTCTCTCTCCAGTTGCCAAACCAGAGAGTTGGGCCCCTTCGGGGGCCTTTTTTATGCGTGTCCGCCGGTGCAGGTAGCGAGGACAAGGAGCCTTCTGTTGTGCTCTTCCATGTCCACCAGGGCCTGTTCGTAACCCTTGTCGAAGATCAGCGAGAAGATCTTGCTCATGTAAGCATCTTCGGTGTTAGCCCCTTGGTCGAACTCGTCAGCCAGAGCGACGATCTCATCCCAGTTCGCTTCCAACTTCCCCTCGCTGATCTTGATGAGGATCATTTCTGGGCCTTCAGCCACTTTTTGAGCACCACGCACTGCTCCATCAACTCATCAACTAGGGGAATGGCTTCCTTGTGCTGCTTCTCAAGGCACAGGTCGTGAATCCTGCGTTCGAGTTGATCGATCTTGATAAGCATCGGAGCGTAGTCAAACAGGTCCGGCATATCGGGCTGCCTCGTCAACCAAGTCATCAATTTCACTGAGTTGCTCCCTAGTTGCAACGAACCCGTTTGTGTTGGCCAAGATGTCTCGGATCTCGTGATACCGCTTGGAGTCCCGGTCGAATCCCTTCAACACCTCAAGGAAGAGGGGCAGTTGGTCGTTCGTCCACCCCTCCCCAAACAGTGCATCGATGAACTCCTCAGGCGTCACGGCGCTTCTCCTGCAGGGCGTCTGCGACCACCCCGTTGAGAGACCGCACGAACTCGATGCACTTTTCTCGCTCTGCTCGGGCGATTTTAGGCGCAGCCGCAGCGATAAAGCCATTGGCGAGTTTCACTAGGTCTTCTTCGAGGAAGGCGTAGTTTTCCTCCAACCAGATAGCCCGGAAGGCTTCTTTGACCTCTTCGGTTGTGAGCATCATGCGCGGGCCTTTCGCACGACTTTGGTGGTCTTACGGCCGGGACAAGCCTTCGGGGTGCCGTCCTTCTTCAGTCCGTAAGGCGCATCAACTTCCCACGGACGAGTGGGGATCTCCACCGTAGCGGACGCATTTCCTTTGGTGACGGTGATCGTCTGAACATTCGGCTCCAAAGCCTTCATCAGACCGTCGCTGTAGGCCGCGACTGCAGCCTTGACGATGTCGTACTGCACAGGGGTGAGTTGTAGGGTAATCATGTTCTCTCCTTAGAAAAAGCCAAACCAAA